GCTACCGCCGAGACTTCCCTAAAATTGTGGCCTTCTGGTATGAGCTTGAGAAGGCGTTTAAGAATGGTGGCCAGGCTGGGCCCATCCTAATCGAGAAGCGCGGGCAGTTACGCATTTTGCTTCTACCTTCTGGTCGCCCGCTTTATTACCACGGGTTCAAAGAGACTTCGCGAATGGTTCGCGACCCTGACGATGACTCCGAACACCTAGAGCGCGCTTACGGTTACGAGGGCCGCTACGGGTTTAAGTATGTATGGCGCGGCGCTCTAATCGAAAACGTGGCGCAGGCAATTAACGCCGACATTTCTGACTGGTATAAAGTTAGAGCTCATCGCGAGATAGCTCCCGTCATGCACCACTGTTACGATGAGTTCACTATGGAGCTAGACGAAAGCGCGCTTGACCGCGTACAGACTCAACTTAAAGAGTTACTGGCCACTCAGCCAGATTGGTCGCAAGGTTTACCCCTCGGCTTTGATAGCTGGGTTGATTACAGGTATGGCAAATAATGATTGAACAATTTATAGGTATCGACCCAGGCCAAGACGGTGGCGCTGCTGTGCTTGAAAAAACTGCCAGTAAAGAATTGATTTTGCGGCGAACAGTTTCATTCAAAACGTCACGCAACTGGGCGCATGAGCTGCTTACCGTGATTGACGATTACACTATGTACGGGCCTCATAAAATTGTACTTGAGCGAGTGCATAGTATGACCGGCAACGGCGCTAAATCATCCTGGTCGTTTGCAGAAAACAACGGCGCAATAAAAGCAGTTTTGCAAATCGCGAATGCTCAGCGAGTCGAACCGCTAAACATCGTTTACGTTGAACCCACTGACTGGCCTTTGATTATTGGACTACCAAAACATCGAAGTGTGGTAGACCCTCGAAAGCGCCGTGAAGCGCGTAGAGTTTCACAAGAGCAGTGGGCGAAAGCTTTGTTTCCGGGCTTAGCCACTTGGAACGCAAAAGAAGAAGGCGACATTTACGCCGCCGTCTTAATTGCTTTTTCGCAGTACCGTCGACAATTCAGCCAGGCTGAAAATATCGAGTTGGCTAGTTCGCTACCACATTGATATTGCCGAGGGCAGAAGCGCCGATGATGTGAATTTTGCTGATAGCTAAGTTCACGTTGTCGGGGCTCTTGTAGCCGTTTGCTGCGCCTGCTTGAATCTTGATAGTGTTTGAGCCACCGACTACGGCGACCTGGTCGTTGAACGTCAAGTAAACATCAGCGGCACCTGAATCGGTCCAGACTTGAAGCGAGCGGAAAGTACTATTCAGGTTGATAGTAGTATCGACTGCTGGAACCGCTCTGTAATTTACGTATCCTTGTGCTGCCATCTTAAAAAGCCCTCGATATTAGTGGTGACGCCATTGAACCGACTGAAGTAAGAGTCGGCATAATGATAGCAGCGTTGGGGTGCGACTCTCTTAAATCGCGACCATCGTACACGCCCTCGATTTTATGGTCTTCGATTTTAGTGCGTGTGGTGCCGTCCGGCATGATGTATTGATAGTGCCAAGAAGTAATCTTGCCGGGCATTAACCAGAGATATTTTTTAGAGCGCTTTGCCCTCGGGGTATGAACGAGCGCAGACAAGCGAATACCTTGGTTAAGGTCTTCAGCATGAGCGCAACCACAAGAAAGCAGTAGCGCCAAGGCAAGTATTAGCGTTTTGGGTTGCATGTCGGACAAAGCCTCTTTACGTGGTGGGTTTCAAAAAATTCACGCATCTTGCCTACGTCGCCAAACTCAGCTAGACCGTCAATGAGTTTACGAGCGCCTTTGCATTCGTAAGGTTTAGTGACCAGGACGTGGCGAATCGCCAAGTGCATTTCAACCAGGCGGCGGTAGAACAGACCATCGCGATAAACTAAAGGATTGCCTGAGTTGCAGAACTTATAGAAGTTCAACACGCCTTCTTTGATATGTCCGGCACGCATAGGCCCGACAATGCTTGGAGCACCTACGAAAACACGAGCGCCATTGTTGTAAGCGAGTGAAGCACAGGCACCAAAGACGAAATCATCAAGCACCACTTTGGCGCCGATATCTGATTGAATGAATTTGATATGCGACTCAACATCAGCGGCGAACATTGCATCAGCCTTGGCTTGAGTAATGCCCGCCATCAGATATTTTTCAGATAGCCCGATTACGTGACCCCATCCAATTGTCCAAGTGCCAGCCGGGTCGGCCCCACCTTGGTAAGGTTTCAACTGGCATGTTTCAGCGCCAGTAATCAACCGCTTAGCTTCTGGGACAATTACTCTAGACATCGCCGTCCGCCTCATCAGATGGAACTACTATTTTTACTGTTATCGACTGGTCAGTATGTTCCGTTTTATCGAGGGGCATTGGCCGGATAAACCGAACCACTCCCCGCCAGAGAGCTGCCAAATCGACCAGGTCGAACCCAAAGGCGAGAATAGAAACAAAACCCATTCCACAAGTCCAGTAAACCAAATCATGCGGAACGCTGACTTGAAGCCCTCGCTCAATGCAAAATGCTTCGAACGCTACGAGAGCTACCGGCGCGAAAAAGACCCACAAGATTGCAAGCCTAAGACCAAAGGTCTTGGTATGCATCAGAGCAAGTCTTTCTTCGTCTTCAACGAATATCTCGGAGACGTTGACGCCCCGATTCTTCGCCGCTCGCAGCTCTCGTATGAACTTTTCCATTGGTCTCCCGGCTTATCCTTACTTGCGGATATACGATTAGCAGCACGGACATCGCAAGAGTGATAGCCACTATTCCGTAAATGATGTATTGAGGAAACATAATTACCTACGCTACGTCTGATTTAGCTTCCAGGGCGGCCACCACAACCGAAGGTCGTTTTGGTCCGTATTGCAAGTAATAGAGGCCAGCAAGCTTGATGATATCTTTGAAGTGCGGTGCTGCAAGCCAAGCTTTGTCTAGCGACTGCTTTGACAAAATACAAGCGCCCCGAAGATGAACGCCAATCTCGACTAAGTCCTGTTTCAATTGGACGTGGTCTTTGATGCCGTTCGCGTCAAGGTCTTGAGTTTTGGCCATCGCGATAATTTCATCAGCGGCGTCTTTAACAAGCTTGAGAGCTTTGTTCTTAAGGTCGCCCACGATTTTATTGCCGACAGCTTTGAAGATATTGAACATACTAGTCTCTTTTACCTACTGGTTGTTTCGAGGGTGGTTCGCTTAACTCTAAAATCCCAAGTCTAACATACGCTTAACTGGGCGCAACTTAACACTTACGACTTGCTTTGCCGCATTTCTTGCATTTCTTTGTTGGTTTCAATTCATCCTCCTATTTTGCGTCTACTTCTGGAAGTAGTAAGTTGTACTGTTTCAGAAGTGAGTTTAAAACTAGCTTCTGTTCTTTTGTGTAGAATGGGTTTGACGCCAGCGATTGAAGCATTACCTGTTGATACTTCAATTCTTTCTGGTCTTTCAGTATCAAGGCCAAGGAGTAAATCTCCGGCGGTAAAGACTGGTCAAACACGATAGCTTTACCAAGTGCATCAAAGAAACCTTCAATGTCTGGTGGCGATGCGTTCCAGTCGAAGCTATCTATAATGGCTTGGATACCGGCTTTGTCTTCTGGTGTAGTATCTTTTGTGAATTTAACATCGTCTACTCTAATGCCTTCTTTAGATGACATTTCATAAATGCGGCCTGGGTATGCAGCATCTATAATCGCTTTTAAATCTCGCAGGTTAGCCATTTTAATTATCCTAGATAGTTTGTAGATATAGATGGGCTACTCGATACTGTGGCGTTGTTTTCCCCCGCATACGGCGTCCCATCGGCCCAAATTAGGTGTTGCATAAAAGTAAATCCGGCTGCAAGGGATACGGGCCTTTGTACACTAGAAGAGTAATTGTAGTAGCCTAAAGCCATAACGGCTGTGAGAATGCCTTGCCACGTCGATTTAGTCAGGCCGTTAGGACACCTGTTAATGCCTATAGCTGCCGCCCCCGTAGTGCCTCCTTCGGCTGCATCTGATAGCGTCACTATCGCATTTACAGGCAAACAGTTAAGCAATTTAGACCTAGTAACCCCTAGCGCTAAGCTATTAGATCTGGGTATGTACGCCGAAAGAGCTGGTGAAGTGTAGCTAGCTGTAGTCTCTTTTGAAACTGCGCTTCTTAATACCTGATTATCCACGTTAGATAGCATCCTTGCATAAGAGGTGTCGTCTATGGTGCCTGCACCATTAGTCATACACCCGCCTACTAACCTTCTAGTTCTATCGCCTGACTTAAACCAAACACCTTCTGTTCTTGCTGGTGCTGTAGCTGGAGTGGCAGGTATTTTGTAAGCAGTAGCGCCAGTATAAGTACCAAGTGCAAGTGCTGAAGAGTCACAACCTTCAAGGGTTAGCGTATTTGCAGTGGTGGCGCTAATTCTAAATTCTTTCTGGTCTAACCCCATAGCGGTATCAGTCCAGATAGTGCCAGTGGCGGTGCCCTTGCGAATACCAATCTTATCGCCCACAGACCAGCCATGTGCTGTGCATGTGATTACGCATGGGCTTGCGATGGTGGCTAATGTGATAGCTTTAGTAGACTGGGTAGTATCCCACCAGTCAATTTCTAAGTCAGCTACTCCGGCATTTAGGAACTCATAGATATAGCCTACACGGTAGTAGAAAGTAGATGCAGCAATAGTCTCTGATATAATTCCAGAAGTAACAGCCCGCATTTGGGATAAAGCAGAATCCCATAAGGATATTTTATTGCCTTTGTACGGGATTGAATAGAAGGTAAGGGCGCTAGTTATATCTGCTGGGTTTGGATCTGTAGCGTGAAGCGACAACCTGAAACCGTTGGTTGCTGGGTCGCCAGCAGACGCGACACTAGCGAGTAGTGAAGCTACTGAAACGCCACTATCTTTGATTGCACTTGAGCCTGTGTTATTGAAGGATGCTAGGTTGTCTACCACGGACACGCCCGAGCCAATTACGTTGCCACCAGCCGCTGATGTAACCGGGCCGTATATAGGTTTATTGCCCACACCTTGGTCGAGAAGCGCTAGGCCAGCTTGCACTGGAAGAATCCAGTCCATCGCATTATTGGCCGCGTTCACTACAGGTATGGCACCTGCAACAGGTGTCGGAAGCGTCGCAGTGAACCCAATTGTAGTTAACGGAAAGGCAAGCGCGCGTAAGAGCTGAGCTGAAATTTGTTGAGCGATAATTGTAAGCTTGTCCGCCATTCTGACTAGAGTTGCTGGGGGCAATTCTTGGTTAGTGCCTAGCGTGTCAGTTTGAAGTGTGTTGGCGAAGCGCTGTATCAGTAGCGCTCTACCAAGTATTGGAACACTCCCCGCATTGAATGAAATTGTGCCACCAGGGCTAACTAAGTCTTTGGTTACAGTGTAGGTACTTGGTGATTGCAACACCAAATCTAAGTAGACTTGAACTTGTATTTCTTCAGTGTAGACCCAATTAAAAGCCCAAGGTCCGGCAGTACC